GATGGATACGCTCAACATATGTCTTTAAGGCATACGAGTAGGACCTCGTGAATGATATAATTTCATAGGGAGAATATCCCACTGATTTATCTATCGCTCTAAGGGTCCCTCGCAGGTCTACGAACCAGTCTACAATGAAAGAAAACGGAATCTTCTCCCATATAAGACTAGCCGGCGACGTAGCGTACTTCGCAAGGAAATAATCCAGCGTTTGGAAAAACGCTGTTTCATACCTTACGACAGGCTTGACAACTAACACATATCTAACAGAAGGTGGTATTAATACCTCCCCATGATTCGGATGCGAGACTTTTTCATACCCATTCTGGGTCTGAACGTCAGCATACGGCACATAGTTGACCAAATAGGGCACCACTTTGGATGCCCTAAACGGTTTCTGCTCTATATGTTTGCTAAACTGTTGCCGCAGTTGCGGTAGCGATTTCTGAACACGTGTCATGTCACTGATAATCGGCGCAATGCCGAATTTCCAGGCAAGATACGTACCAGACGAACGCCTAACTAGCTGTCTTATCGCTTTCCACTTCCTCTTGGTAGTAATATCAAGAAGAGAGGTCATCGATTTGATAGCTGGCCAGGCTTGATTCGCTTCGATGAGGTTGAGCAGAACGTCAGCCTTTAGCTGATCGGCCTTCTCAATCACGTCATTAATGACGCTTGTCTCATCGCTTACAGTAGCAGTGATCGCCCAATTAGGAGGTACACTAGTTAATGAACCGCTTAAAACGGTCCAATTCGCTAATGTTTCAACCTTCCCTTTATAGTAGTGAGGCAAAATATCGCCATAACTACCGGGATAGCTGAACGTTCCTGTTGGGTTATTCGCGAAGCGTGGTGTTGGAGTCTCACAGTCATGAATGACTGTCTTTCTCCTATGCCACACTTCGTGCGGACGACCTTTACCCAGGTTATCGTTGATGCGTTCTTCAATGTATTCACTGTCGAACGCTGTCTCCGGACCTGAGCTATGGTTACCCGTACCCGCAATACTTCCGTCGCAATTAAATGCGGTAAACGGAATACTATACGCTGGCAAACCGCCAGAGTATATCTTGCGAACGATCCTTCGTTGTCGAGTTCTCATGTTGG